AAGTTTAGCGGACAGCAATATTTGTGGATATTCAAAACCGCATAGGGAAATGTGACGATTCCGCAAAAAGTGACGAGTCGTGGAAATGGACGTGATACCAAATAGAAGCAGCAATGACGTACGGATATATTCGCGTGAGCAGCGATAAACAGACGGTCGAAAATCAGCGCTTCGAAATAAAGGAGTTCGTAAAGCGCGAGGGGTTTGCGGTGGATGGGTGGATTGAAGAAATCATCAGCGGAACAAAGGCCTACTCCAAACGTGAACTCGGCAAGCTGCTCAACGATGTAAAGCAAGGAGACTTGATTATTTGCAGCGAGCTCTCGCGCCTCGGTCGTAATCTGTTTATGATTATGGAGATTCTGAACATCTGCATGCGAAAGAACTGCCGGGTGTGGACAATCAAAGACAACTATCGCTTAGACGATGAAATACAAAGCAAGGTTCTCGCCTTTGCCTTTGGCCTTGCAGCGGAGATCGAACGTAATCTTATCAGTCAACGAACGAAAGAAGCGCTAAAACGTCGTCGCGCTGAAGGGGTAATCCTCGGCCGCCCGAAAGGTCGAGCAACAGCTCCCGAAAGGCACAAGCTTTACCCTAAACGTCGACTCGTGTCCGACCTATTAAACGAGCAAGTCCCGTTGAGGCGGATCGCTAAAATTTGCAAGGTTGACCGTAACACCCTCGCTAGATATGTAAAGTCCACGCCGTTTCTTGATTTTAGAGCAGAGCTGCAACAAAAGAACTAACACAATAGCATCGATTTCTTCTATATGACAAAAGCAGAAAGAGAAAAAAAGGAAGAGCAGGAGCGCGCCATACGTGCACAGATTCGCGCTCTTCGTTTCCAAGTGAAAGACCTTGCAAATACCATCAGCGCAACATTGGCGGCCGACCCCGTGTGGTGTGCGCTCCCAAAGCACGAACGAGATTGCGCCCTCGGCCTTATGGTAGGCCTTTTCCGTCAGAACCTCAATTAAAACAAGAAACAACATGAGCAAACGAAACAACAGCAAACAAGAGATCACGCAGAATGAAGTACATGCGATGGCACAAGAGTGGCAAAATGGTGAGGACGACGAGCGTGTCCTGGTTTTGTTTTCGTTGTCAGAATTTGGGCGACTTCGTTTCTTTGTGAGAGGCCCCCGATTGCAATTCCTTTCACTTCTCGACAAGGAGATTATTCCGACACTTAACAGCCTCGCAAACGAGTCCCTCGTTGATTCCCCTGCGCCCCCCTCGAACCAAGCGGAGGAGACGAAAGAACGAGCGCCCCGCCCCTCATGGTGGAAGCGCGCCCGCGACTGGTTCTTTCCGTTCAACATCAAAAAGTAAAACCGCAATGCAAGTAATCAAATTCCGCGGCCGCTCCATCGCCGACGGCTCAATCGTTTACGGCGGCGTGTTGCAGTACGCCACCGCGTCCTACATCGTTCAACCCGACACGCGCCACGCCGACGCATCACCGCGCTGCATTGAGGTGTACCCCGATTCGGTGGCGCAATACACCAATCAGAAAGCAGTGGATGGGCGTGAGATATACGCTGGCGACGAGATTAAATACTTCGAAGCCAAGTTAAGGGAATTCTTCCAAGGCATTGTTTATTTCGACGAAGACGTAGCAGGGTTCCAAATAAAGAACTCGCTGCTAGATGAAATATACGACTTTGACCGTCCGTACAAATACATCCTAATTACCCAAGCACTTCAATAATGACAGCAACAGAATACGAACAACAAGCCAACCGCACCATTGCCGGCCACGCGGCAGAGAACATCACATACCTCGGCTTTGGCCTGATGGCTGAGGCGGGTGAAGTGGCGGACAAGATAGCAAAGGCCGTGCGCCGCGGCGACATCGTAATCAACAACAACGAGATCGTGAGCTTTCGCGGCGATGCGTTCCGTCTCACCGGTGACATCACCGACGAACTCGGCGACGTGCTTTGGTTCGTTGCAATGATGGCACGCCGTCTTGGCTTCAGCCTTGAAGAAGTGATGCGCCGCAATCTCGACAAACTCGCCGACCGTCAAGCCCGCGGCGTGATCATCGGCGACGGGGATAAGCGATAACTCGAAGTATCAATCACTCAAACATTAAAACAATGACATCAGAAGAATACCAACGACAAGCCTTTAGAGGCTTCAAAGAATCTAAGGAGTACAAATTTGTAAACCTTTCTTTCGGTCTTATCTCCGCCGTGGGTAATATCGCTTATGCCATTTCCAACGCCGGCAAATACCATGATTTGGCACTTAGTGACGAGGAACTCAATAATGCGCTTCCTCGCCTCGGCTGTTCGGTGCTCCCCGAAGTAGTGGATCACCTCAGCAACGTCCTTTGGTTCACCACCGTCTTTGCACGATGCCTCGGCTTCAGGCTCGAGGATCTCATGAACAAAAGCATTGAACACAAAAGGTTTGAACAGCTTCTTGATGAAAGAGCGTCAACGTGGGGAAAGGATAGAAAGTAAACAATTACAATGCAGTTACACCGAGAGCCCGCGAGGACGCGGCAAAGTCGTGTTCGCGGGCTCTCTCTGTTACAACCTGGTTACATGAGCAAACTAATGTTCTCCAATCACCGCGCGGACTATCGCGCCATGATCAACTCCGCCCGATGGGTGGAACTCCGCGCACAGGTGTTGAGCGTCCGTCCTCTGTGTGTGCGCTGCATGCACGAGGGACGCGAAACGCTTGCCACTGAAGTGCACCACATCTCGCCCGTGGAAGACGGCGCGACAGCCGAAGACCGCCGTCGTCTGATGTTCGACGTGACGAACCTGCAGCCATTGTGCCACTCCTGCCACGTGGCTGTGCATGTCGAGTTGGGGCGCGGCGGCAAGCGCGGAACGGCACGCCGTGTTGAGGCCGAACGCAAAGCCATCGACCGCCTCTTCACCGGCGAAGACGATGGCACGCGCATCCAACGCCCCACAACGCGCGTTAAAAAAACAAACAGAGAGAAAACCGATACCCCCCGGGGGGTGTTTTGAAAAGGGGTGGGGGGTGCTCCTAAACCCCACACACTCTCTTTTCTCTGCGTCCGACGATTTTTGGAATAGGTGGATTTTAACAAAACAACAGCAAATACAAAACGATCACCCACTCCAAAACCTCGATTAAATGGACAATGAAACCCACGAAGGCCAAGTTTTAATCTCCGCTTCCGAGTTGGCCGAACTGCGCGCCATCGCCAAAAAATACGGGCGATTTATGCGCGAGAAGAAGAAAACCGTGGAGGAACATGCCACCACGGTACAGCGCGCTGTGAAATCGAAGGGCGCGGACTCGGCAGCTCTCGAGATGGAAATTTACTCCCTCGCTTCGGCGCGCCGAACACTCGACCTGGCCAATGCCGAAATAGCAAATCTCAAAGCCACCACCGTCAGCGAAAAAACACAACAAGGCGAGAAGCTCGTTTCGCACCCCGTGTTTCGGGTGCAGCGCGACGCGTTGGCCGCCGTCACCCGCCACATGAAAGCGCTTGGACTGACCGCCCAAGACCTGACCGCCGCCGATGAAGGCAGCCCCCTCGAGAACCTGACGGAAAAGGTGTTCAAAGCCACACAAAAAGCCGCTAAACTATGAAAGACGCTCAACTCGGTGCGCTCGACACCGTGCGATGCGCCAATTTTCTGAACAACGATTTGCCCGATGGGTGTGCCGACCTCATCGTGGCCGACCCTCCGTATTTTGAAGTCAAAGGCGATTTCGATTTCGTGTGCCCGACGTTCGACGCCTATTTGTCCGATGTGGAACGATGGGCGGCGGAGTGTGCGCGCCTACTCGCTCCTAACGGCAATTTGATTTGGTGGGGATCGGCGGCGCGCATCGCCTATTCACAAATTATCCTTGATCGGCATTTTCGTCTTCTCGCTAATTGCGCGTGGTACAAGAAGAACGGCATACATAATCGGAAGCCACATGGTGCCCCTCCCACCTTTCGGAATAGTTCTGAGCGCTTTCTTCATTATGAAAAAAAAGAATCACCGCAAGACCGCACGCGCGCCAAAAACGCCGTCGACTTCTACGAGCCATTCGAACCGATACGCCTTTGGTTGAAACAAGAAGTGCAAGCTCTTGGAGGAGAGGTTTGTGTTGCGGCGGCACTGTACATCAGCGACCGCGCCGTTTGCCATTGGACGTGTCGCTGTCAATGGACGTTTCCGCCTCCTCGAAGAGTGCAACAGTTGCTACAACTGTATCCACCGTTGCAGAGGAAGGATAAAGCTGCGGAGTTTTCGCGAAAACGCGAGGAGTTTGAATCTAAACTCCGCTGCTTTAATTGGGAACTCTACAACTTCCGCGACATCATCACGGCATCCCAAGAAGCCCACATCACAAAGGCCTACGATTTTCCGACGAAAAAGCCGCCCACGCTTACGCGGCAACTCATCGAAACCTGCAGCCGCCCCGGCGCGTTGGTGGTCGTCCCCTTTGCCGGAAGCGGCACAGAGTGCGAAGCCGCCAAGGTTAGCGGCCGCCGCTTCATAGCTTTCGACACCGACCCGCGTGCCGCCGCCATGGCACAAGCGCGCGCCGATGCCGCTAATCACGAACCTACTTTGCCATTATGACGGAAGAATACAAAGACAGACTCCGCGAGGCGAAAGTAGAAGTGACTCGTTTGCTCGACGCTGTAGACCTCGCGGCCTACAATTTGGCGGACACCGACGCGCGCCTTGAGGCCTACTGCGCCGAAGTGATCAACCACCCGGACGGGCACAACGTGTTCGAGCAGTTGGGGGTGAAACACTTCTTGAAGATGGTCGACAAGTATGGGCTCTGCAAAGTGGCGGTGCTGCAATTCTTCACGCTCTACGAAGAATTGCACTTCCCCGGCATCGCAGGTTTGCAGAAATACAAGCTCACGCCGGTGCAGGCTTTCCAATACGCCTCGATTTATGGATTTTGGGAAGGCACGCGCCGCGTGGTGCGCACGGTGCTGCTCTTCGTTCCGCGTAAATTCAGCAAGACCACGAGCAGCGCCGCCATATCGGTCCACGATGTATTGTTTGGCGATGCCAACGCGGAAAGCTACATCTGCGCCAACAGTGCCGACCAAGCAAAGAAGTGTTTCAAGGTGGTGCGCCAATGCTTCCTCAAACTCGACCCGAAGTCTCGTTACTATTTGGCCAACGAGACCGAAATCAAGAGCCGCCGCCCCAACCGTCCCGCCTTTGCACAATGCTTGACGGCCAACGCCAACACGAAAGACGGACTCAACGCGTCGACCATCATCGTCGACGAGTTCTCTCAAGCGCGCGATGCCGAACTTTTCTACACCCTCACCTCGTCGATGGGGGCGCGGCACAACCCGCTCACCGTGATTATCACGACCGCCTCGCCCCTTGTCGATGCGCCGTGCTACGAGATGGTGCAAGGTTGTTGCCGTATGCTGTTGGGCGACTACGAAGACGACAGCACCTTTGCCCACATTTTTATGCCAGATGTCGACGACGACGAAGGCAGCGAGGACACGTGGCGAAAGGTGCACCCCCACATGGGTGTAACGGTGTCGATGGACTTCTACCGCGACGAGTGGGCAAAGGCTTTGCGCAACGGCGCGGAGGCACTGCTGACCTTTCGCACCAAGCTGCTCAACATCTACGCCGAAGACGAGTCGCGCCCATGGATTAGCGCCACACTCGCCCGCAAGATGATGCGACCGCTCGACTTGAGCGTGTTCACACAGCGACCGCCTGCGATGGTGGCCATCGACTTGTCGGAGAGTGACGACTTTTCGGCCGTGTCGATTTGCATTCACAACGCGGCCGACCGCACGATGCACTTTCACACCGATTATTTTTTCCCCCGCGGCGCTTTGCCGGGACACCCCAACGAGGAGATGTACCGCAAGTGGGCGGCCGACGGGCATTTGCACCTAACGGACGGCGAAGTTATCGACTACCGCGCCATCGTGGCTCACATCGTTGGCCTATCCAAACGCTTCAACGTCCTAAAAATCGGATACGACGCGTGGAAGTCGCGGGAGGTGATCAACATGCTCGCTGCGGTCGGCGGCGCCGATGCGCTCAAACCTGTGGGGCAGGCGTTCGGCAATTTCACCGCGCCGGTGGAGAGTTTCGAGCACTGGGCGAAAGAAGGGCGCATCACCATCAACTCCAACCCGATCAACGCCTTTTGCTTCGGTAATGCCGTGCTGAATTTCGACAACTTGGAAAACTGCAAGCCGGTCAAGCGAAAACAAACGCGCAAAATCGACGGTGTGATCACGATGCTCATGACGATGCGCCTATTTCTCGACGCGGAACAATAGACGGCCGCCGATTTCGACACGAAAGACACACAAAATAAAATATAAAGTTTGGCGCACGGCGGTGCATTACGGCACACGGCGGCACACATTGTTACACTTTGTTACAGTAGGGTTTTGAGAGCGTTTAACGCGTTCTCAAAACCCTATTGTCTACGCGCGCGAATCGGACTAATTTCGCTCTGTTGTTTTCATAAAATCCCACCTATTCACTCACTCTATTTTATGAGTTTTTTCGCAAGTGTCCGCAACCTGTTCCGAAGCGCTCCGCCGGCCAAAACGTCGGCGAGCCGTTCGGCGGGCACCGGGGGCGTACGTGGTTACGTTCTCGGTGCGAACACTTCGCCGATGTCTATTCCCACGGCGCACCGCTGCGTCGAAGTGATAGCGGGCATCGTGTCTTCTCTCCCCCTGCGGGTAGAGAGTGTGCGCGATGGCTTGTTTGTCTCCACGCCGGGCGACCGCTTGTCCTATCTGCTCAACGTGCAACCGTGTCCCTCCATGTCGGCCGCCGACTTTTGGGGCGCGATCATTCGTCTGCTGCTGTTGGAGGGCAACGCCTACGTGGTACCCGTCTACAACTCATTGAACTATGAGGTCGAGTCGCTGGTGCTTTGCAACCGCGGCACGGTGAGCCACGACGCGCTCCGCAACGTCTACATGGTGAACGATATGGCAAACGGCCTTTCGGGCACCTACGAGGAAAATGAGATTTTGCACTTCAAACACCTCACACTCGACGGCAAAAAAGGCCTTTCGGTGATTTCCTATGCGAGAAACACGCTCGACATTGCCGGCAGCGCCGCGGCGGAAACGCTCACACGCTTTGTCGACGGCGGAAACGTCCGCGGCTTTTTGGCCAACGGCACAGCCGGCCGCCCGTTCGCTTTGGGCGAATATGATAGCGACGAACTTAAAAACGCCGCGAAGTCGATAGATGAACGCTTTTCGAACGGCGAGAAAATTGTGGAGCTGCCCGGGCAAGTCGATTTTCGACAAGTCACCATGACGTCGGCCGATATGCAGTTTCTCGAAACGCGCAAATTTACGGTTTTCGAGGTCTGCCGTTTCTTCGGTGTGCCGCCCTCTTTTGTCTACAGCGACACGAGCAACAACTACAAGAGCGCAGAGAACGCCTACACCGATTTGATGAACCTCACGCTCAACCCGATTTTGCACAAGTTGGAGTGCGAGCTGCTGCGCAAACTCTATCCCGAGATGGCCGAGCGCCGCCGCATCATCTTCGACCGCCGCGAAATTTACGCTTGCGACCTCGAGAGCCGCGTCCGTTATCAAACGGCGACCATCGCCGCCGGGCTCTACACCGTCAACGAATGGCGCGCCGCCGAAAACAAGCCACCCGTCGAAGGCGGCGACACTCCTTTGGTTTCGGCCAACCTCCGAGACCTTTCGACAACCCCCGAAATGCTGAACGATGGAAAATACACCCACACCCAAAAAGAGCCCCGAAACGCTGCGACGTGAATGCGTGGTGCGCGAAGGGGTGCACCTCCGAGAAGCCCCCGAAGGGCAAGAGAGCCGAACGATTGAAGGCTACGCCATTTTGTTCAATACGCCCTCCGCGGTGCTGTGGAGCGAAGACGACGGAAAGATTGAGGCGCGCGAAATCATCGCCCCCGAAGCCGTAACCCGCGAACTGCTCGACGCATCGGATATTAAGTTCACTTTGTTCCACGACCGGCAGCTCATTTTGGCGCGTTCCAAGGAGGGACAGGGCACATTGTCCTACGACATCGACACGCGCGGCGTGAAGTTCTCTTTTGAAGCGCCCCACACGGCCGACGGCGACAAGGCGGTCGAACTCGTGCGCCGCGGTGATCTGGCGGGGTGTAGTTTCGCCTTTTCTACCTACTACTGGAAGAGTGACTACGTCTCCCGCAACGTGGAAAACGAAGCGACGGGAAAACAGTTGATCACCTACACTGTTCGCCAAATGGTCGGAGTCTACGACATGACCCTCGCCGCCGATCCCGCCTATCCCGATACGAGCGTATCACTGCGCGAGCAGTTTGAGCCGGCACCCGCCCCGCCCGTGGACGACATCGCGGAGCAGGAACGAGAACGACAACTCGAAGAGATGGCACAAGTACTGAAAAAGCACAAATACTAAACACAAAATACTATGACGTCAAAAAGAATTATCACCGCCCGCGGCATTGAGTTGCGCGAGCGGCGCCGCGACATCTCCGCGAAGATTGAGGAGATGGCGAACAAACTCCGCGAAGAAAAACGCGCCCGCAACGAAGCAGAAGAAACCGAGTATAATGAACTCGTGCGCGAATTGCAGCTCGTCGACATGGATTTTCGCGCGTTGGCCGTCGATTATAAATATCAGTCCGAAGATGTCAGCCGCGAAGTTACGGAAATGGTGCGCGAACAAGTTCGCAGCGGCAAATCGTTTGAAGTCACTTTTGCGCGTGACATGGTAATGGTGAGCGATGTAAACAACGGCGGCATCATTCCTTTGCTGGTTCAGGACATTATGGGGCCTCTTTGCGAACGACTCATTTACGACAAAATCGGGATCCCCATTTCAACCGGCGTGCACGGGGAATTTGTTTGGCCGTTCCATAGCGAAGTTACCGTGACCATTGCCGATGAGGCCGTTGAGGTTCCCGGACAGAAAATCACGTTTACCAAGAAGACGGCACACCCGGAGCGTCTGGCGGCACTGTACGAGACGACGCGCGAAGCCTTGATGCAATCGAACAACATCGTGGAGGACATTATTCGAAGCTATATTCCTGTTGCGATTGGCAAACGCATGGACGCGGTGCTGTTTAGCACTACAAAGGTGACGGGGGCGAAGGACTTCGTCGGCCCGTTCGTCGCGTTGAAGGCTTCGGCAAAACAAATCGGTCCCAACATCGATTTTAAGACGCTGAACCTGGCCAAAGCCGAACTGCTGGCGACCGGCGTCGAGGGTGAGGCGATGGCTTGGGTGATGACCAAGTCCATGCAGGCCATCCTCGAAGCCACACCCAAAGATCCCGGTTCCGGTATTATGATTTGCGAGGATGGCAAGATTGCCGGCCTCCCTGTTTATACTACGCAAGTCATTGGTAACGACTACATCGGCTTGGGGGACTGGAGTTATCAACCGCTCAACTTCTTCGGCGACGTTACGTTTATCGTAGACCCATACACCGGCGCTGCAGGCAACAAAATACGCTATGCTGTGAACACGGATGTCGCAACGGTCACGCTTATCCCCGAGGCTTTCAAACTCCTCAAAGTCAAGGACGCATAACCCCTTTCTTTTCTGTTTTCCATGCTTACCGATTTCGACCTATTTCGCAAACACTGTCGCGCCGATGATTTCGACGACGAGACGGAGCTCCTGCGCTTTCTTCTCGAGGCGGCGGAGGAGGCTGTCGTCAAGGCGACGAACCGCAGCGCGGCGGAGCTTGTCGAAATGGGCGGCGGTAAGTTCCCGCACATGCTGCGAATCGCTGTTTATTCGTTGGGCGCGCATTGGTACAACCAACGAGAAGGGGTGGCCGCCGTGCAAATGCACAGCGTGCCGGAGACGTTCGAAGCTTGTGTCAAACCTTTTAAACGCCTATGCAAGCCGGAAGAATGAGAACGCGGCTCGAACTCCTGCGACCGGTGCGCACCGTCGACGGTTTCGGCGCAGAGGGTGTACACTACGAGCCGACCCGCGTGGCCTATGCCGAGCAAGTGCGCCACACCGCACGCCTACACAACGAGGTGGGCGAGCATTTCCCCGACCATTCCACCGAATACAACGTGCGCGATGGGCACGAGGTGGGCGAAAATTGGCGAGTGCGCGAACTGCATGGCTTGCTCTACACCGTTACGGCGATCATTCCCAACAAGGCGCGCGGTTTTGTCACGCTGATTTGTGAACGAGTAAACGAATAACGACATGGAAGCAACAATGAACACCGACGGCCTGCGCGCCCTTTGGCACATGCTTTCCGAACGAGAACGCAAAAAGGCGCTCATCGGCGCAGCGCGTGCCACCGGCGCCGTAGTGCTTCGGGCGGCGCGGCGGGAGATGATGAAGACGAAAGTCAACAAAGCCGACAGACTGCGCACGAATGTTCGTTGCAATGTTTTCAAAGAGCGCGTCGGGTTCAAGGTCTGCGTGAGTGCAAACCCGAGATTTCGACGTTTCATGCACACCAATCGCCGCGGGGAACTCAAGCCGTTGGCCTATTGGTTTAACAGCGGAACAGAGAAGCGCCAAACCGGACGCGGCGGAACCGGAAAACGCAAGCCGCACTCCACCGGCGCGCTGAGGCGATACGACTTCATTGCCAACGCGCGCACGAGCATTCCCGAAGCACAAGAGATTTTCAGCGCGAAAGTCTTCGAGTGGACGGCGCGCATCGCGGCTCGTCACTACAAATAATTTTTGATCAATGGCAAAACAGACTTCTCTCAGTGCGGGGCTCGTGGTTCGCAAACTCCTTTCGGAGAACGAAGACGTGCAAGCCATCACGCGGCTCGTGTTTCCCGTTGTTTCCGACTCGGCACAGCTTCCCTACGTCGTGTATCGCCGCTCTAATTTAGAACCGGCTCCCAACTCTCACGGCTCTGCCGATACGTTGACGTTTGAGGTCGCCTGCTACGCAGCGTCCTACGCCGGCGCGGTGGAATTGGCCGAGGCGGTTCGCGCTACACTCGACGGAACGAGCGACAACCTGCTGCGTTCTTGTCGCATGGACGCGGCGGAGGAACTGTGGGACTCGGATGCCCATGTGCAGCTCCTCACGTTCACCGTTCGCCCCCGTTAACCAACACACACAACACACACCTATCTAAACTACACACACATGGCATTACCTCAAGGCTACCTCAACGGTAACGATCTCCTCCTCTATGTCGGAGGCAAGGCCGTAGGGCACTGCGTCTCGTATTCTGTCGACTACAAGAGCGAGACGAAGAGCCGCGCCGTGAAACCCGTTGCAACGGCTCCTCCGGGTTCCAGCAAGTTCAAAGAAACAACCGTAACAGGACAATCCATTTCCATCAAGACCGAGCAGTTTGTATTTATCGGAGAAACCGAAGCCTCCCACAAGGATTTTTTGGCGGTTTGGAAGACAGGGGGGGCGGCCGATTTGAAAATCATGGCACGCGGCACCGAAACTGTTCTTTTGGCGGGGTCGTTCATTATTGAGTCGATGAGCGAAACCACCGAGGCCGACCAAGACGTGAAGTCGTCCGTGTCGTTCATCAACAACGGCGCACCGACCACTCTCGACGACACAAAACACCCCTAATTGATTATGGAAACAAAGAAATTCCCGAAGATTACCGTCGACGGCAAAGCCTATCCCACTCGCGCGTCGATGGGGGCGATGCTGCGCTTCACGCGCGAAACCGGCAAAGAGTTGTCGGAGGCGCTCACGTTCACCGATCAAATCACCTATTTGTGGTGTTGCGTCGTTTCGGCCTGCAGCGCCGACGGCATCGAGTTCGGCATGGACTTGCTGACATTCGCCGACCATCTCGACGCAGAAGACGTGCAAGCGTGGTCGGAAGCCATCGAAAGCACGAACAGCGCCGACGAAACAGACAGCGCCGGCGCTGCAAAAAAAAAGCATTAGCCTTTTCGGAGCTAATGGGCTACGCGTTGGGCGTGATGGGCATGAAGTTAGACGATTTCGTGCGCCTCACGCCCGACGAATTTATGGCGTGTATGAAGGCACACACAGAGGCAAAAGAAGGCCGTTCGCGCGATGAGTGGGAAAGGATGAGGCTCCAAACGACGCTACTCATACAGCCACACGTCAGCAAGACCCTGACTCCCGAAAAACTCTTTGCGCTGCCATGGGACGAGCACCGCGAAACCCAACAGCACCGCGAAACGCCCGAAGAATTAGAAGCGCGCAAAAAATATGCGCGTGAACTCGTTAGAAAAATCAACCGTAAAAACTCCCAAACAGATGGCCAAGGCTGATATACAAATTGTACTCCAAGCAGACGGCAAACCGATTGACGCGATCATCAAGAGCACCGAAGGTTTGCAGGAAGCCATGAAGAAGGCACTCGAGGAATCGACGAAACTCAAACCCTCGCTCGTCAATGCCGCCGCCACGGCTTCGCTCTTCCAATCACTCAAAAGCGCCGTCGGCTCGCTGCAAGGCGTCTTTTCGAGTTATACGCAGGCTTTCGAAGCGGCCGCCGTGGCCAACACGAAACTAAAAACCATCATGGAGCAGCGCATGAACGCGACTGCCCAAGATTTGAAGGGGGTGAAGGACGTGATTTCGGCGCAAAAGGAGCTCGGCGTGGTGAGTGGTTCGGTGCAGGTGGCGGGCGCGCAGCAAATCGGCACGTTCGCCACGCAAGCGTCAACATTGCGCGCGCTCGTGCCGGCGATGAACAACCTCCTCGCACAGCAAAAAGGCGTCAACGCCACGCAGGAGGACGCGGTGGCTGTAGGTAACCTTTTCGGCAAGGCTCTGCAGGGACAAGCCACAGCGCTGCGTCGTGTCGGCATCACGTTCTCCGCAGCCGAAGAAAAGATGCTCAAGCACGGCACCGAAAGCGAGCGCGCCGCCCTCTTGGCTCGTATCATCACGAACAACGTGGGCGAGATGAACAAGAAACTTGCCGCCACCCCCACCGGTCAAATGAAACAGCTGCAAATGACCATCGGCGGCATTAAGGCGAAAATCGGCGAGGCGCTGGTCGGCTTCGGCCCCTATCTCGCCGCGGCTTCGCAGGTGTCAGTCATAACGGCTTCCTTTGGGCAACTCAAAACCGTGGTCGCCGGTGTGGGGGCGTCTTTGGCTAATTTCCTCGCCACGACAAAGGCTTCTATTTTGGCACTCTATGCCGAAGCGGGGGCGGCGGGTACGACGAGCACCGCGATGCGCGTGCTCACAGCGGCCAAGTTGGCCGCCGCCAGCGCGGCAAATAAGTTGTTCGCCGTAATGATGTCTAACGTTTGGCTCGTGGCGGCGGCCGCTATCGCGGGGTTGGTTTATGCGCTTTACAAGTTCTCCGCCGCCAACAGCGAAGCAACGCGCCGCCAAGCGGAAACGAACGAAGCCTTTGGCGTGGCTGCTGCGGCCGCCTCAAAGGAGGAGAGCAAATTAAATGAGCTGTTCGGAGCGCTGAACAAGGCGAAGAAAGGCACGGAGGCGTATGCACAGGCGAAAAACTCCATTATGGATCAGTATGGGGAGTACATTCGCCAAATCAGAAAAGAGCACGGGGAAATAAAAGACCTTGCAAAGATGTACGACCTCCTCCGCGAAAAGGTTGTAGCGGCTGCACGGGCGCGCGCTATGCAAACCTACGTGGATAAGAAGATGGAAGAAACAACGGCAACGAGAGCCGATGTGGCTGCACGAATTAGGGGAGTTCTTTCTCGCAGGTACCATGGGAAAAACTTGAATGATCAAACCGCAATACTTATAAAGTCTCTCGAAGATGGTAATCTGAGCAAAGACTATATAAAGTCATTCGACGTTGAAACCTTACAAAGCAAGGACGGAAGATCAGGGTTCCGTAAGGTTATAGTGAACCCCCTGCGCGATGAGATAGAGGCTTGGAATCGGTTAAACAGGCGCGAGCGACAAATCCGCGACGATGCTAACGCAGCTTTGGGTATTGTTCCGCCGAAGAGTTCTGCCGGCGGCAAGGAGAAAGAACCTCAAGACAAAGCCTACTGGGAGAATCTGAAGAAAAGCGCGCAGGCTGATTTGGATAACAAAGATATGTCCTCGGCAAAAGACCGCAAAGCAGCTGCAGAACTACGCAAAAAAATTGCGTACTACGATAAGCAACTGGAGTTCTTTTCTGCAGGTTCGCACGGCGGTGGAAAAGGGGGCGGCAGCAAGGGCGGACACAAGGTCGACCCCGTGAAGGCCGAAGAGCTCCGACAGAAAAACGAAGCACTCGACGCTCACGCATTGACGCAGGCGCAGGACAAAGAGCAGGCAGCCGAAATCAAAGCCGCGCGCGAACGTTACGCGGTCTTGACACAAGCCGAAATCGACGCGAAGAAAGAAGGCGCAGAAAAGGAGCGCGCGCAAAATGCACTCGACCTCCAAAAAGAACTCGACCAAATCGACGAGCAAACGGCCGCCCTCCTTGAAGCCAAACGCGACCAAGCGGAGGCAGTGTGGAACGCTACCCACCGCAAAGAGCGCGACAAGGGTTTGCGGTTCGACCGCTCGACCATCACCGCCGCCAACTTTTCGACCGATGAGGCTGCCTATTTCGACAAGCTGCGAGAATACGCCCGCGCCCGCCGCGCTGCCAAGGATGATGCCACCAACGAAAAATACAACATCGGCCGCCTCGAGGAGCTTCACACCGTGAAGGAGCTAACGGCCGCCATTGAGAAGCTAAACGCCGCCTCCGAGAAACAAAGCGGCGACGAGTTGTACGGCACACAGCAGACCATCGCGGCCTACCAGCGCAAATTGGAGCTGATGAAAGACGGCGCGGAATGGCAGGGCAAGCTCCGAGAAGCAAAAGAAATCGGCCAACTCGGAGAACGCGAAATGAAAATCCGTATCCGCGGCATCGGCATCGAGGAACTCCAAAGCCGTATCGAAGCCATACAAAAGCGATTGGCCGACACCACAAGCCCCGTTTCGCCCGAACAGCGCCGCGACTTGATAGAGCTGGCAAATACTTACAAGAGCTGGCAAAAGAAGGCCGTCAGCTCCATTAGTATGGTGCGCAGCGCGTGGGGCGGTGTGTCGGGCATCGGCAACACGATGGAGAGTTTGAGCAACACACTGCGCGGCAACGCCTCGGCGTGGCAAAAGCTTTCGGCGGTGCTGAATGCGGTGCTGCAGGTCGAAGAGAATTTCAAGGCGCTAAACCAAGTAATGCGCACTTTCGGTTTGGTGAGCGCGGCCAACAAGACCATCAAGCAGGAAGAAACCGCCGCCACCATCGTCAACGCGCAGGCCGTGCAGGTCGAGGCGCAATCAACCGTTGCGGCCGCCGCGGCAAAGACCGCCGCCAACAAGGCCGAAGCCACCTCCAACGTAGCGGACGCGGCCGCCAAGACGTTCAACTCGCACGCCGCCATTCCGTGGGTGGGCATTGCAGCTGCCGCGGGGCTCACGGCCGTCATGGTGGCCACGATGTCCTCGCTCCCGAAGTTCGCAGAAGGCGGCATCGCCTATGGCCCCACGCTCGGACTCTTCGGCGAGTATGCCGGCGCGAGCCACAACCCCGAAGTGGTGGCACCGCTCGACCGTCTGCGTTCGCTCATCGCCCCACAAGAAAGCAGCGGCGGCGGTTCGGTGCGTTTCCGAATTGAAGGGCGCGATCTCGTCGGCATTCTCCAAAAAGTACACCGCCACAACGGGCGAAACTAAACAAGTATGGAAAAAATCATTACCCACCGCGGCGAGTTTTTGAGCCGTTCCGATGTGCTGCACCGTGTAGAGTTGTGGCGCATCGGCGGTGCGGCGGTCGCACAGCCCGAAGAATTGCGTTTCGAAGCCGACGAACCGCTCGTGATTGAGTGGAAGGAAACGGCAAAGCACGAGCCGATTTGTTCCTCGTCGGCCACCTTGCGACTCGACAGCCCCGGCGACCGGACTTATACGCACTTGTACACCATCACCCCCGGCGCGGTGGGAATGGATGTCTACCGAAACGGCGCGCTTTATTGGACGGGCACACTCGATGCCGAGGAGTATGAAGAACCCTACGAGCGCGCCGAGCATTATACGGTTTCTCTCACATTCGGCGACTTCGGCATTTGGCAGCGGCTCAAGTATTCCACGGCTTCACTGCGCGCCAACCGCAACGTGCAAACCATCGGCGAGCTGTTGGGCTTCGCCATTGAGCGCGCGGGGCTTGCTCTTTCGTTGGACGAAAGCCTCACGGCGGTCGCTTCTACGCGCCCCGTCGGCGGTGGAGTGGCAAAGTGGCTGGGCTGTTCGCCTGAAAACTTCTTCGATGAAGACCGAAAGGCCGCCACGCTTAGCGAAGCGATTGAAAGTTTGTTGCAGCCGTTGGGGTTGCGCGTGGTGCAGCGCGTCGGCCGCTTGTGGCTCTACGATTTGCACGGCTTGCACAGCGCGCCAACCGCCCCACCGGTGGTGTGGAGTGCCGACAGTCAAACGCTAAGCGTCGACAGCGTGGCAAACAATGTGCGCATTTCCTTTTCGCCCTACGCATCGAACAAACTGCTCTCGAGCGATGAGTTGAAATTCCCCCGCCCGCTGCACAAGGTGTGGAGCGCACTGAACGTGGGGCGCGACTGGGGAATGTCTCGAGATTGGCCGTATCCCGATACGTATTTGTTCTTTTCTGAGCAACGCTTTTACATCACCTCGGCAAACTATTTCGGGAAAGGTCGACAGGTGGGCGAATACAAGACATACGACCCCGCTTTTTTGCTTGGGCTCGCCGATAATCCCAACAAGCAGTACGGCAACAACGCCCGATTATGTCGTTTCTTACCGATAAGCGAAGGCGATGAGGCTACGGCCTATTGCGTGAAAGCGCCGCAAACGGTGACAGATAGGCCGCGATACGGCGCGGGGGTATTGCCCAAAGGCGATGCCGGCGCGATTTACACCACGCGGAGTATTTATCTCCCGAAGATCTCGAACCCTGCTTTGTATTGTTTGCGGCTTCGTGTGTCGGTTTTGGCCGACCGTGCTTTGTGTCCCATCGGCACGCCAATAGAAAAGTCAGCCGACAAGGCTGCGCGAGATGAAATGGACAAGTCGTTCGGGTGGGCGTTTCTTTCGGCGGAGGTGAAATGCTGGGATGCTTCCGAAAAAAAACTGTGGTATTTTGACAACGACCACAGAATTATAAGAGAAAACCCCACAACAAACGAACTCGATGAGCGGACGGCAAACAATCGAGTAAAAAGAACGTGGCGGAATGAACCAACTCGCTGCTTGTTGGCCTACTTCGACAAGTCCGATCCCTCCAAACACTCCGCGCTGGGCGGCTGGCGCACCAATCGCAATAACATAGGGCAACCCAACGACGCGACGGGGGGGCTTCACAACAACAGCCAAACTCATCAATACGACCGCGAAAATAACCTGCCCGACGGCGAACTCATTCCGTACCCTGTTGACGGCGGGTGGGTGTCGGTTACGGTTTTCAACGAGTTGAGGGTGTACCCTTACAGCGCCTCGCCCACAGCAAGCGATCCACCTCCCGCGGCGCTGCAATGGTTTGCCGTGAAAGCCCCCGACTTGGAAATCGTGCGCTCGTGGGGCGATTGCGCCGCGCCCGATGTGCCCGATGTGGAGTATCGTGCCACGCTGCACCCCGATGCGAAAGAAGAACTCGCCATCGAAACGAAATGCGGCACGCTCCCCCACGACGTGGAAGGCGAACCGCTTTGCCGTGGGTTGTATCTCGACGCGTTGCGAAATTGCGCCATCGGCGACCGCGATATGATGCGCGCCGGTGTGACAGACCGCCCCGAACAACTCTTTATTAACTCGCTTTACTCACAATATGCCACACGGCACACCAAACTAAGCGGGGAGGCTTACATCTACGACGGCGCATTGGCGCCACGCACTGAAGCCAACCAAGGCGCGGCGCGCTTCATCGTGGTCGAGGAACGCCAAGACCTCATCGAAGACTGCGGAGATGTGACCGTCGTAGAATTGACTCCCGACATTTATAAAGCCGTGGAATCCGAAGAAAATATATAACTATGGCAGACCAAAAGAAAACCTACACCGTGACCACCGCCACCACACCGGCACGCCCTCGCAGCAAGGCGCGCCGCGACGGCACGGGGCTGACCTCCGGCGGCGCATCGGCCATCATCGAAAATGCCACCGCCGGCAACGCGCAACGCGCTTCACATGCCAATACGGCCGACGAGGCCGCACACGCGCTGCGCGCCGATGAGGCTGCGCGAGCCGCTACTGCGAAGACAGCCGAACATGCGACCACCGCCGACCGTGCCACCGCTGCCACTCGTGCCGATGAGGCCACCCATGCCGCCACCGCCACGAATGCCACGACAGCGGAGCGTGCCAATACAGCCAATACAGCCGACACCGCGACGAGGGCGCAAAGTGCGCAAACGGCCGCCCATGCTGCGACGGCAGCACGTGCAGAGCAAGCCCAACGCGCCACGGAAGCCGAAACGCTACGCACGCCAAACTATTCCGACGGACTGACCACCGGCGCGGGGGCTCGCATCGACGCGACGGGAAACGCAGAATTTCAAAGCATGGCGGTGCGCGGTTTCTTTCGTGCCGCCGAATATCAGATTAACCGCATTGCATTGAGCGAAGGCGACGTTTTCCACACCGAGAACGGATTGGTGAAAAGCGCGGCACGACAATCCGACGGCCGTTGGAAGGTAGTGCTGCAAGAGCGCTTTCAAGGTGACGTGACCGGTTTCCGTGCCGGTGACATTCTGCGCGGTGCTTACAACGGCATAGGAACATCGGGCGGCGCGGCCGAAATTCGCACCTCTTGGCTGCGGGTTGAGGCAGTGGACGCCAAGGCGGGAACACTAACCGCGAGCCTTTATGCCGACAATCAGACCCCCGAAGGCCGCAACGCGCCGCCCATTGCACTGATGCGCTTGGCACGCTGGGGCAACACGACCGACCCGGAGCGCCAGAGCCACATTGTGGAGAGCGCAACCGACGGCCGCATCGTGCGGCGCGTGAAGGTATCCGCCCCGATTGTCGACGGTGCGCAGTCCGACGGTTTTGTGGTGGGCAAGTTGCCCGCGTGGTTGCGCGAACATTTCGGCGCGGCGGTGGCAGACGCTTCGGACTACGTATTTGCTCGCGGCATCATTACGCAAAACATTCTTCGTTACACGCCCGCGGGGCGTCCTCTTGCTGAGCGTGTCGACCGCGGTTTGTGGTCGGCTTCGTCGCGCTACTTCTACGAGCAGCAGAACCCCGAAACGGGGGCTTTCGAGATTTCGCGCGTTTGGCACGACGGCGCGCTCTACGAATTGGCACGCGGCGGCAACGGCAACACCGCCCCTGCGGCGCAGTCGACGCATTGGACGCTCATTCAAGCGAAACCGAAGGACGGCCGCCCCGGCGACGCGGGTAAGAGCGCACCGCCGACGGGGGCAAACCTCATCGACGGCACGAGCTTTCGGAATATGGAGGACGTGCGCCGCTGGGAACATTTCGACCGCTTCACTTTTGACACGTCGCAAACCGACCGAGTGCACCCTTTGGCACAAGCCGTGTGCGCGCTTAAAGATTTGAATTGGATCAAAGGTTCTTTGAAGATTGCAAGCCTTTTGCGCCCGAACACGACCTACACAATCTCGATTTATTCGAAAGGGGCACCGGGAATACTGGCTGTGCATTATTCTGCTTTACCAGGAACGAGTCGTTACGTGTCATGCAATAACGTTGACAGAAACAAGTGGAAACGCTACACTTACACGTTCACGACGACCGATACCGTCCCCGACAACGCGAACATCTTTTTGGGTTGCACGGATATGCTGGCGAAAACTTACTTTTCGGCGCTGAAGTTGGAGGAAGGAGAAGAGGCAACCGCGTGGTGCTTGTCTGAAAATGACAAAACGGGAACACCGGCGGCAAATCCGAACCTTTGGCACTGCACCGATTACGTAACACGCCCCCACTTCACCGAGGGGTATTTGAACAAGAAACCCTACGCGAGCATTTTACCCGGCGGCGTGGACGGTGATAACTATTTCCATATAGAAGGAAATAACGAGGAACGTGTAGCCCACGTATTGGACCAACCTTTCGGGAATCGATATCCACGGGGCACGTGGTACACTATTTCTTTTAAGTGCAGGGGGAGCGGTTCTGCTAGGTTTCATTGCTACCCGGAGAGATGGAAGAAGGACGTGCACTACTTTCCCCGAATTAAGACGGATGGGATTGACGGGATAGGAAATGGTTATCTTATCTCGTATATCACTCTTACAAAAGAGTGGGTAACGCATTCGTTGAGCTTTTTCTACGACGCAGAAGAGGACGATTTACCTAAAGTGTTGAGGACGTTTTTCTCTTTGCCGAAAAGAGAGGGCAGCTATCTGGACATTTGCCACCCGAAGATGGAGACGGGCGAGTTCGCCACGCCGTGGTGCTTGTCGGAGATGGACAAGAAAGGCGAGAGCAGCTACACACACGTAGCGTATTCCAACAGCCCGAACGGCAATCCGTGCACACTCGATCCAAAGGGCGAAAAATTCGCCTACCTCGGAACCTATACGGACGAGAACAAGGATGCATCGACAGACCACGCGCGCTACGTTTGGGCGAAGGTGCAGGGCGAAAAGGGCGACAACGGCCGCGGTGTGAGCCGCATGCGTGCTTTCTATATGCTGACCACCGAGAGGAACGCGCCGCAGCCCGACACGTCCGGATGGACGGAAATCGCCCCGCAGCCCACGAAGGAGAGCCCGTGGCTTTGGAGCTACGAACGCTCGGAGTACACCGATGGCCATGCTGACCAAACCGCGGTGCGCCTAATAGGGCACTACGGCAAAGACGGCACGAACGGCACGAGCATTCGGGCGCAGTACAGCGTAGACGCGCGGACGTGGCACGACGATTTCGCCGCGGGCGATGTGTGGATGCGTACGGGC